ATTATTTCTTGCCCTTCTTTTTATTCTTTTTTGCTTCTGCTCTACAATAAGGACAATCTTTACAATCAGCAATATGTGTGATTTTTAAAGTATATATGTTTTGTTTTTTTCCTTCATCAATATAAGCAGCTAAAGAACATACAAACAATTCAACATCGCTTTCATTGTTCGGATTATAAACTGACATATCGTTATGGAATACTTGTGTAATAAATCTGTTGCTATCAAACTCTACTAAACAATCAGCATAAAAATCTGTGAATTCTTTTAGTAAATAAGTTTCTAATGTAATTATGCTTGTATCTGTTTCAAAGTCAAAATTATAGTGGAAAGTATCTATAACTTCACCATCATTACGCCAATCAATTTCCTCACCTAAAGACTTAACAATCTTTACTACTTCTATTTCTAATTCCTGCGTTTTCATTACACCAGGCATTTTGTTCATTTTAATACTCATTTTTAAAACTCTTTCTTTTGTATTTCTTACACTATTATTATACCACTTATTACAACTAAACAGTACAGTCATTATAGAAATATTTATTTTATTTTTAAGAAGAAATATCCAGCCCCCAATTTTTATATATGTATGAGAAGCAAGATATATAGTAAAATAAAAATAAGAGGCAATTTAGGCGTTTTTATAATGCAGTAAAGCAAAGACATTAGAAGTGTGTAATAATGCCGTTATTCGCATTGTTTTGAGCATAAAAATCAGATGTTAAATTATAGGAAGAGGCTGGATAAATGAAACAAGATAAAGTTAGTAAATTATTTAAGATTTCGCTTGGAGAATATTTATTAATAAAGTATTTGAAGGAAAGGTCTGAATATGAAAAAAATTAAATATATGAGTATCTGTGAAGCTCTATGTAAAGCAGATTAATTATAGGATTAGGAATTTTTATATATGTATGAAGCAAAGGTAATTTTATTTATTAATGTGATTTTTTTATTTATTATGTATGAAGCAAGATTGTATTTTTTATATAGCAAAATAAATGAGCTTGAAGAAAGAATTAAACATAAGAGCGTTTAAAGCAGGTGTTTTATTTGTTTATTTATGTATGAAGCAGAGGGACTTTTTAGGTCCCTCTTTTTATTTTAATCCCACATAAGGATTTCATCATCTTCTATAGCTTGGAAGAAGAAATTATTTAAAGCCATGTAATGTTGGAAATCTTTATGTTTTTCATTTTCTTTTAACCACAAGCATAGTTGTATGAAGCAATATCTAATTCCATCTTGATTTAAAAAAGAAATTTGTTCTGCATAAAGGAAGTAATTTTTTAAATTAGTTTTATCTACATTTGGAATATCATAACTTGTTCTAAATATTCCGTTTGTTCCATCAAGAGTATATTCTAATTCTCTTTTGTATCTTTTAAAGTTTGTTAATTCTAAACTCATCTTTTGTTTAACCTCTACTTTTATTATCTTACCATAGAGGATTTTTAGATGCAAATTTTTATTCTTATTTAGCTCTGGATTTTATATAGAAGATAATTAAATATGAGCAAGCGAAGCGAAGCTCTTTTATTATTGTATTTTATTGTATTGAGAATGTATATACAAGCGAGGCATTATTTAGGATAGGAAAAATCCGCATAAGTAAAAAGTATGCGGAAAAATAATACCAGTTATGCGGAAAAATATTAGTACTTATGCGGAAAAATAATAATTTAGATTTGCATGTTTTGTAGCAGGTGATACGATCATTTATGTAGAAGTTGTTATTTGTGGTATAATATAGTTAGTGAGGTGTTAGAATGTTTGAGACGTATGAAGATGAGAGAGCTTATTACAAAGAGATGAACCGTCAGGCGTATGGTTTTAATTCTGGCGGTAGTAAGAAGAAGTCGCAAGATCAGGTTTGGTTTTCATTTCTTACAGCATTACAGTTTAGGTGTCGTTTTGATTTTGAGAGTTATCCTGACAAGTATCCAGGCATTATAACCTACAAGCGATATCCAGGTTTATCGGATGCATTAGCTCGTAGTGGTGATAAGAACTTTTATCAGCTTAAAGGTTGGTTCAATAATAATTTCCAGGATAAGTGGTGTTATTGGAGTTCTGAAGATTGGAAATTTGCAGGTAAAGGTAATCCTGTATTAGAGGACGCAATAAAAGATGTATTGATGCCTTTTGCAGATAAAATCCAAGCGTTTAAGAGTAAGGATAAGCCAAAGGATGATATCGTTATAGAAAGTCCTAAAACAGAGGTTATTGAGGCTAAAAACGAAGAGATTAAAAGAGGTAAAGGACGACCACTGGGAAGTAAGAATAAAAAGGCCCCAAAAGAATTATATATGCCTGATAACATTGTCAAGATTGATGATGGCAAGGTCAATATGGAAAGTTTTATATTGGCAGTGGCAGATTTGGTGTGGCGAAAACCTGGCATGATGGATGGTTATTATTTAGATTTATTAAATTTGAATGAAGGTCAGCGTAAATATATCAATAAATTATTTATGATAGGTTCTGACCTTTTATGCAATAAGTATTGGTCTGTAGAGAAAAAAGGCAAGATCAATGTTATTAATCCTAAAATGCGTAGAGCAGGTTATTACTCTAACAAGCAGCATAAAATATTAAGTCTTACTTGGATGAGCGAACAAACAGGCATTCCAATGAAGACCTTACAAGATAGGTTGCAAAAAATGTCTATAGGAGATGCAATAAAAAAATCCCAGTAGGTTGTATTTTTTGTTAGATAGTGGTATAATGTTAGTGTTAGTTGAAAAGGAGGCGCAGAAATGCCCAAAGATTATGGTATGAGAGATCGTGAATTTCGGATGTTGCAGTTGAAGCAGCGTCATGCAGAGTTAAGTTTTATGTTGGCTGATATTGAGAGTAATATTACCAATTTCCAGAACGAGATTGATGAAGAGATTATCTTAAGTCAGTTGATGGACCAGGACGATAAAAAGATTAAGGATATGCCAAGAGTTGATGACGATGAGCATCCAACTATCTTGATGGAGACTGGCAACGGTAAGAGTATCCCTTATTTCTTTACTGAATATAAGAAGATTACCAATTATTTTCCTTATGAGTATGGAATGTCTGGTTATAACTGGAATGTTGCGTCAGCTGTAGCAGATGAGTGTAAGCGTCCTTTGATTTACGTTGAATATAACTGGGATGATTGGTATGCTAATGATGACGATATGGTTATGAATGAAGGACAAAGAATGATTACATTTTTTGTTTATGCAGCTAATCAATATGCAAAGGATAGATTTGATGAATTAGAAATTCCTCATCAAATTTCCTGCAGTCAGTATCAGTTTGTTTATTTATCACATAAGCTTCGTGATAAATCTACAGACAAGATTGTAGAGAATAAAAATATGTTTATGCGTAAGAGAGCGGATGAAGTTACAAGAGAAAGATATTGGAAGAGGTTTAATAAGAAACATGGATAGGATTTTGAAGAATATAACCAAAGACATTAGTGGATGTTGGATTTGGAACGGTGGTAAAACTGGTCATGGATATGGCAATATTAAAATTAACGGCATAAATGTTTCCACTCACATTTATTCTTACGAGCAAAAATATGGCAAGATACAAAAGCCTGGTAAATTGAAAAGATTATGCGAGAATAAAGCTTGTTGTAATCCTGATCATTATAAGCTTGCAGATGTACATGAGCCAAATTATTCTTATGATTTTAAGAGTATTGCTGAAGATATTAAGAGTGGAATGCGTGAGAAAGCTATAAGACAAAAATATAATTGTTCTCACATGACTTACCATAGGTATAGACGAATTGCCCAAGCAAGTTGAGAGTCATATACAAGTAGAGGTTTTTGACTGGATAAGAGAGAATAAAGAATCTTATCCAGTTCTTAAACTTATTCATCATTATCCATCATCATTTTTTGGTGTAAATTATGGTGTTATTGTTTGGTTAAAGAAGCTTGGTTGGCTTAAAGGTATTCCTGATATTTTTATTCCTGTAGCTCGTGGAGGATACTCTGGATTTTATATAGAGATGAAAACTGCTAAAGGCAAGCTATCACCAGAGCAAAAGGAATTTTTTGAGATGATTAACTTTTATTCAGAAGTTCCTTTTAAAACTGAAGTATGCAGACGAAGTGATGAGGCTATAAGGTCAATAAAAAATTACTTGGAGATTACTGAAGATGGATGAGCAAGAAGAAGAAGAAGATGGTAAGCGTGTATTTGATATTTTGCCTATGGTTAGAGTTTATTTATCTGCATCTACTATAACAGGTGATCAATTAGAGGTAGATGAACTTAAAGCATGGATAAGTCAAAAAGGTGTCAAAGAAACAATTTTAAAGTTATTGGACGATGGATTAATAAATGTATATCTTACTTGTTTTGATGCTTGCGACAGACTTTATTAATCAGTATAACTTGGTAGTCATTGGCGTTTTATTCCTTTTTCAGAGCTACCGAGAAATCTGTAGCTCTTTTTTTTATGTGAGGTATTAGTATGAAAGATGGTTTGTTATATGACAGTGGAAATTATCGCAAGATTGGTAACATTTTGCAGAGTTATGAAACAGCAGATTTAAGCAATGAAGAGCTTAAACAACTTAAAGAGTTTAGTAAAAGAGCTATGGACATATGTATAGCCGAAGATGATAAAGACACTTGGAATTTAAGAATGTTTGATTTGGATCAAGAAGTATCCAAGTTTATTAATGAAAAAAAAATTAGAATATATAGGAAATAAGTGGTAAATTACGATATGGAAAATAAAATGATGACTGAAGAGCAGATAGCAGAAGAACTGTCTGGTGAAGTTTTAAATGATGCAATCTTTGAAATGTTGCAAGGTGATGATCAAATCTTTTTTGAATATTTTATTGAAGGCATGAGTGAAGAAGACCTTATGCTGAAGTTTAATATTTCGCAAGAAGAATATGATAAAAAGATTGATAACTTTAGAGGTGTATGGCAAAAGATTTTAGATGAGAAATTACAGGATTTAAAATTATGCAGCGAGTAATAAAACCTGAAGATTTTGATATGTTATTAAAGATATATTTTGAATCTTATAATAAAGTAAAACTTTTGGAAGAAGAAATTGGTAAATTAAATCAAAAATACGCTAACAAAAGAGAAGAAGAAACAGATAAGTCTTGTAGATTAATTTTCATAAAAAAAGTATTAAAAGGTGAGAGAGATGCTGAACTTGACCTTTTATTATTTGAAATCTTACAATGTACAAAAAACATTGATAAAGAACATTTATTGTTAAAAGCAAGAACAAATTATATAATTAATTTCTTAAATCATGCAGGTGTTTAAACACTTATGGTATAATAAATAATGTAAGATCAAGACAGCAAACAGGACTAACTGGTATTTCTACCGGAAGATGAAAATGAGCAATACGATGATCTTACTTCTTTTGGTTCATACTCATCATCTGAAAAAAACTCCTTACTAACAAAAGAAAACCAGGCTTAAAAACCTGGTTTTTTTATTTTAGTCCATATTTACAAAACCGCCGTAAATACCAATGTTAATCATTTTCCTGTTACGGTTATAAACACCATCACCTTCACGATTTACATTAGATTCATCTGAAGTATTACCTTCACAAGTTTTAAATACTGAATTAACAGATCCAAAATTCTCGACAAATCCAACATGAGCAACTCTTCCTAATTCTTTAAAATAAAACAGTACTAAATCACCTTTTTTAGGCTTATATTTACCAGCCTTAACTGTTTCTGCTGATACAAATCTATCGTGTTTTTTAGCCCAGTTTAAGACATCAGGAACATAACCACTTCTTGGATAATCTTCTAATTCTTCTCCAGCTTCATTGGCCGCTTTTAATAATCTAAAATATACGAAAGCGCAACACCAAGGCGCTGGAAATTCAATACCAACACTTTGTAAATATAATTTGATAAAAGGAGACCAGTTTTCACTTTTCTCCTTTACACCTACATTTTCAAGAGCATCATCAGTTGCTCGTATTGCGATATCTCTATATTGCATTAGAGTCTCATAGATTTAGGATTATAGGCTGTTGGGCCACAAGTTGGACATTCTCCAGGTGTAGCAGGAATACCAGCTCCAGCATTATCAGGATCACCCATAACAACTAACTGACTTACTATAAAAACAGGATGGTCTGTAGGTTGATCTACAGGAGCATCAATAATTGGATCGTCTTCCATAATTTACCTCTATATTTAATCTTATCAGGAGAAAGTCTGACCGTTATCAGAAGAGACAACAGTAATAATATTTCCACTTGTATTTCTATATAACAATACTAATTTTTGACTGTAAGGATATTGATAGCAAGTAATGTCATCATCTGCTACTACGCCACCAGTAACAACATCAGATGCAGCTATGAGTGTATTACCTTGTAAATCTCTATAAAGTCTTGTAATGTTCCCACCAGTACTCCGCCAAAATATAAATTCACCACCAGATTGAGTAATGAGCATTGTGGGTCTTGTTCCAGTAGTTGAAAGTGTTGTAGCCATGTAGAAATTAACTCCGTCATCAGATGTCCTTTGATATGTTATATTGGTTCCGTTGCCAATAACTACTACTAATGTTTTAGTCATTGCGTAAGGATTCCATCTAACAGTTAAATCATCAGCAGTAATACCTGTATTAACTTCTACCCAGTTAGTAGGTGTAGCATCATAAGAAAAATACAAATGAGCTTTACCTATCTTTACTGCGCCATAAACTTGATTACCTGCTGCATGACAAGCTGATGTTAATCTTTGTCCAGTAGTAGCAGTATATTTAAATACTGACCTGTGTTTTTTACTCCAATGTACAGGCAATAAACCTACAGTGAGCGAAACATAATTTGAATTATGATCTCTATCACCTTTTGCATAAGGTGTAGTAGTTTCAAACATACCAAGAGCATTTGGTGTTGCTGAACCTCTGTTAGATGAATCAGAATTCAGGATTAAATTCACTGGGTTGGTTGCTGATGTATTTGGAGTACCATCGCTGTTCAGGAGCAATCCATGATTTGCTCCCCGAATTATAGTTCCTGATCGGAGGTACAAACCTTCTTTTACTGCTGGACTTGTAACTGCGACAACATTGAAAGGATCTGGAATGTCTGGAATAAAGTCGCCGTTTATCCTGTTGAATATTGTTTGAGCAGTTATAGAACCTCCTGTAAAATTGAAGCCATAACTGTAAGAAGAACCGTTTGCTTGAGTTGCATCTGGAGTAATTAAAACTCCACCACCAAATAACCATGTTGCGTATCCTGTATCACCGTTAAGATAACAATTAGTTAAAGGAGGTTGGCTAACACTACAAGTACCAGAACCAGGATAGGCTGTAGTATTTGTAGCAGACCAACCAGGATGTCTAATAACAGCTCCACCTGTAGGATAAGTATCAGTAGCTGTTATTGATGAACAAATATTTGTAATTGTTTGTGGTAGTAATGTTGCAAAAGCTACACCACTTACACCACCAGTAGTATATTGCCAATGAATATCACTTTCTTCCTCATCTCTACCATCAGTATTTTGTTGGAAAAAACGTCTGCAATAATATAAAGTTTGTGTTCCAGATACAGGAGCAACAAGACTATCAGTAATGCGTTTATCACGATGCCAATAACCAGAAGGAATAATATTAAAAAGATTAGTAGTATCTTTTTTAAGCGTAGTAGTTCCAATATTAAAATTTGTATTACTTACTACTCTTAATCTGCTTATGCGTGATACTCCATAATATTTAAGATTTCTTTGTTCTTGTGATTGGAATGTGGTGTCAGAAATATTTAAGCGTGGATATGGATCATCTTGGTTATCAGTTGTAGATGTTATATTTGTTGGTGAGCATAAATCTATGGTTTTTGTTTCAAATGTTGAGCTTGATGTAGTAAGAGACCAAGTTTTTATTAATCCACCTGGTTGTTCAGTAATTTCGATGGTAGCAGTTTGAGAGCCAGATAAAGACTTAACTTGAATATCAAGATAACGATATCCACTAAAATTTGGATAAGGTGAGTAGTTTCTATCATCGCCAGTACCTGATATGGAATAAGTATTTGCTTGGCTAATTGACGCTCCTGGAAAGCGCCAACCTCTAAATCTAACCCATCTTGCATCAGCTCCAGTAAATAAATCTCCACCAGTAAGAGTTGCTAATGCTAATTCTGCAGAAATGTATGTTGGTACTTCATCAAGAGTAGTTGTTTTAGTATCTGAACCATAAGCTTCTTCTGTAAGTGTAGTTGATGCTGAATATCTTGCCATCACTTGAGTACCAGAATACTCACCGTTAGAAGTATTCATAGCAGTACGCAAATATCCAGTAGTAGTTTTATTAAAGCCTAAAATGTCAATACTTTGAGCGTCATCATAATGTGACAGCCAACTTCTAAAACGGCCTGAAACATTGCATTTTCTGGTCAAATATGACGTTGTTGAAATACTTCCGTTTGCTCCAGTTGCAATACCAAAAGCATCATAACCACCAAGCAAACTATAAGACCACTCTGTTGCAGATTGACTATGCCATGTATGTGAATGAGGTATATCTTGAACAACTACATTATTAACTTTAATGTTAGTTAATCCAAAACTATGAGTAGCATTACCAAGACAAGAACCTGTAGCTCCAAGAATTGCATTATAAGCTGCTGTTGCTCTTGTTGTGGATACAGTACCAGTAGCAGTAGCAGAACCCTTACCTGTGACAGTTGTGGTGATTACAGCAGTACTTCCTACTGTTGCTTTTTCATACCAATTGTAAGTTGTGTATCTTGGAAATGTTGCATAATCAAAGACAGAAGGATCAGCAGTTTCTGATACATCCCAGAGAACATCCGTACCAACACTCGCAGAATGATTACCACTAATGCTTCCACCGTAATCAATATAAGTAGTAGCCCCAGAAATACCAAGACTACTGAAGATAAGAATATCCGTTGTATTAGAGGTTCCTGCTCCATTATTGCTTAATATCCTTAAGTACATCCATACATTCCACGCTGTTCCAGGACCACCAGGTTGAGTTTTAACTTCTATCCAAGTACAGTTAGCAGAAAAGCCTAAATGACCACTAAATTGCCAGTTAGTTTTATAAGAGTTCCAAGTTTGATCAAAAGGTGTAGGAAATGTTGGATTGTAAGATCTGAACTGATAATTTGTACTAAAATCAGCATACAAAGTACTTGTTCTTGTAGTGTCAAGAAAAGGCATTAAATTTGCTCCAATACATAAGTAGCATATCTAACATCTAATTTATTTGTTTGATCTTCTAATACAAACTCTATATTTGGAATACTAATAACTCTCATATTTACATATGATGACAAACCACTTGGGTTCCATACTTTTACTACATCACCAATCCAGATAGGTACATTGTCAGTATTATTAACTAAAAATTCTGTTTTTATAGTTAATAAATTACGGCCTTGAGTTAGTCTTGTATATAACATTCCTAATGCAGTATTAGCAGCTGAAACTGAATTAATACCAGGATCTGTAAGAATATAATCAATTGGTCTTCCTGCCCAGTTTCTTGGACGTGATGCTGGAGCAGTAGTTGGATCTTCAGCAGCAGCATCTCTTTGAGTTACTCTAATAAGTTGGTTAATTCCAGGATCATAACCAATAACAGATACAGCAGTAGCTTCTGGTGGCTCATAAACAAATTCACGCTCAAAAATAATTCTGTTATGAGCTAATGCCCTTGGAACACCATCAGTTATAGCATCTGCCCATGTGTTATATAATGCAATCTTTGGTGTGGTAGATAAAGTTGATCTATCAAGGAAATTATATTTATATCCTGATGCTGATGGAAACCAACCTTTTAACCAGGTAGAGCAATATGTTTGATGTAAATCATCAATCTTTTTACCTATGGTGTCTCCCCACTCTGGAATAAAACTATATTTACCTTTACCAATATCTGAAGATCGTGGTATTGTGAAAGTAGAAGTTGAAATGTTTAAATAAGATGAATTATAACCACATTGCAACCATAAATCTTGGAGTGTAGTTGCTATGGTATTTGAGTCATAAGGTACAGCTGCAAACATAAACATTGTATTTGCATCACCTAATCTATCAACGCCATCATAGGTTAATAAACTTGAATAAGCAGTTGGATCACCTTTTTCATACATGATAGTTGGAGCTTTTAATGTTCCACGGAAAAAATCAATGTATGTTGGTGTAGGTGTAGCTCCATCACCAAGAGCTAATCTTACTGGTCTATCTTGTTGAAATTGATAGTTAGGAACTCCAAGAGTTACTAAATCTTGTCTGATAGCAGATAGTTGTATTTTAGCTGCTCCGTTCTCTTCAACACTCATTGTAAGAGATTTAACAGCAGTTGTTATATCAATTGGAGCATTAGCAGTTGATGATAGTGGTGGATCATACCAAACATCCACACATTCTACAGCTATAGAACCATCACCGTTACCAGTCCAAGTAACTTTACAAACAACATCTTTATCTACACCGTTAGCAGTGTATGTAGTTAAATCACTTTTTACTAAACCATAAGCTCCATATGTAAAAGTAGGATTAACAATACCAGCATCAGTGTAATATGCTTTTGTAGAAAAACTTGCTCCTGTTGGTGGAGCATATTTCCAAGTTATAGGAGCTCCATAAATCCATCCAGAAGTGGCAAATTTTACTATAGCAGCTTGTATTTTAGTACCTCTGTTTGGCATATAAATATACAATTTATCATTAGGCAAAATTGTATTACCAGATGCATTTGGAAGGTCATTAAAAATATGATTTATAGCAAATCCATCACTTGACCAAATAAGTATCTCTCGGTTCTTGTAAGGCAGAATCATGAGGTTTTTATAGCCAGATTGAACAGAAGCATTAGTAGTTTTAGTTCTTTGAGCTTTTAAATCATCATTACCCTTATTGTAAGAACCTACTTGCTTACCACCCTTAAAAACTAAAACAGAACCATCAGAAAGAAGTTGTATTTCTACTCTGTTAGCATTAGAGTATTGGCCAAATCTAAACTGAATTAAAATCTCTACTGTATTTTGATTAACTGGCGGACAATAAAAAGAAAAATACATTGGAGTATTAGCAGCAAGAGGCAAAGTAGTATTAATTGTTGCTTGTTGAGCTGTTAATAAACTACCAGCAGAGTCTTGTACTTCTAAATAATAATCTCCAGAAGCATTTACTTGATGTTCTTTCCAAGTAACTCCAGTATATGTGAAAAAGTCTGTTAAACGTAATCTTGAATAATTCCCAGAATAATTAGTTTTCCACTGTGGAGTAGTACATAACGGAGCAAGCATAATAACTCCAGTAGCAGGACATTGCCATAATGCCTCCATAGAGTTTTCTTCCCAAGGATTCGGTGTAACAGGCGTAAGTTTTAAAACATTTTTTGATACAAGTGTAGTACCATCTGCAGCTGCTAAAAGTCTGGATCCACCTGGTCTTGGTTCTGGACAATCTACCTCAACCTTTAAATTCCATCTGTTAGCCATAATTAAAACCTTCTAATATATTGTTGATTCGTTGTTCTAAAAACTTCTGCTTGTATGCTTTTTTGTAGTTGATTTACTGGATTTAGCAATGCAAATGATGGTGGTATAGCAGCTCTCATAACACCAGCAGTTGTACCAGCTTGATTTACATTAATACCCATACCAAGTTGAGCAAGAGGACCACCACGGCCACCAAGATTTGCTTTTCTTAATTCTAATGCATCAGCTGCTCTTGCTGTATTATTTTTAATATCTTCAAGATTTTGACCTTGTTCTTCCATCTGCCTTTTTACTGTTTGATCTTTTAAATATGGATTAATATCTACGCTTTCAGGAGTTCCCATCTTTTTACGAAGTTCAGCAGATCTGTTATATAAATTACCCATAAAAGCTCCAGGTGTATTAACTAACCAGCCTTTTGAACTATCACCACCTGTACCTGATAACATAGCTCCAATCATACCAAGTCCGTTAGCTGGACTAACAACTGTCATGAGAGTTGGAAGAATACTGCGTAATAATCCATATAACCCAGCAATAAATCTTGTGAATTTTTGGAATTCATTACCAGCTTCAATCAAAAATGCTAATAAATCATATGCAAACTGTTGAATAAAATTAGCAACAGCTGGTTCTTGGAATACTTTAGCTAAACTTGCAAATGCTTCACCTATAGCTTGACCACCTCCACCAGCAATAAAACTATCAATGAAGGTTTGTAGTTGTTGAAGAATTGGAACAAGACCTTGATTTATAGGCTTACCTATAGTTTCAAGTAATGTAGTAAATTTTTCTTGAGCAGATGCCTTTTCAGGACCAAATGTACCTTTTTGAAGATTATAAAGTTGAGCATATCTATCTTCAATAATTTTCAATAATACTTCTAATCCTTGAGCTGCAGTACCAGCAAGTTTTCCAGTTTGCTTATCAACAAGATCACCAAAACCCATCTTCCCTGATTGAATATTTAAATCATTTTTACTTAAACCAAAACGTGATAAAACTTCAATATCAGGAAGGTCTCCACTTGCCATACGTCCAAACATTCTTGTAACCATCTCAAGGTCATCTGGCATTCCACCAAAAACTTCAGCAAGTTTTAATGCTGTGTTTAATACCTTTACAGAGTTTAATCCAAATGCTTCAAGACGTTGTCCAGCTTCACCAATTTGTTGAGTAGTAAATACAGATGGTTTAGATAATTCTTTATATGCTTTCAAAAGATTTTCAGATTGTGTTAATGCAGATGAAGATGTTAGATTTTTATCTTGACCCATCAAACCTGCTGTAATTCTTAATTTCATTTTTTCAAGATTGTCAGCAGCTTCAGATGCAGCAGTACCTATTGCTACTATAGCAGGTACAGCCACTGCAAAAACACCAGCATAAAACTTTGCTGTTTGGCCAATAAAACTACTAAAAAAACTTATAAAATCTTTACCAATACCTCTAAAAAATACAGGTAATTTATTATTTAATCCATTAAATTGATTATAAAGTCTTGTAATTTTACTTATGCCATCACTTACTTTACCAGCATAAGCAGTTGCCCAATCATTTCTTTTGAAAAATTCAACTGTATCTCCATGTTCTTTTTTAAAAGCTCTGGCTAAATTTCTTACATTATTTACTTTCTGTTTAACTTCTTCATCTGAAAAACCTTTTTTTTCAAGACGCTGAACAAAACTCATATCAACTTTGCCACGAGCTCTTTCCATTATTTCATCTAATGCTTTTTGCCCACCCATAGTACGAACTACTTGTGATCCAGCAGTTGTGAATTTTTGACCTTGAAAATATTTTAAACCTAAATTAAATTTTGCTAAACTTTTGAAAGGATTTTGAAATTCTTGTCCGTTTAATAAAGTTTTAAGAATACCAACTGTTTGAATAAGGTCAAGAAAATTTGTATTTGCAACTTTTACTCCACCAGCCATATTAGTAAGGCCAACACTTGCAGAACCTGATCCACGAGCAAGAGTAGCAAAAAATTGAGCTGCAGAAGCATTAGAAGCAGAAAAAGATCTGCCAGTATTAGTTGCTGTTTGATTAACTCTTTGTATTGATGAAACTGCTTGAGCTTCACCTTCTACTTTAATTTTAATTAACAAATCACCTAATACTGGCATAATTTATAACCTTGATCCTAATAACGCTTCAATAAGAGCTTTAGCCTGTTCTGCTTGATTTTTTTCATATTCTCTTGCTATATAGGCTACCTCTGCAATTTCATCCAATGTAAAATCTAATTCTCTTGGATGTCTTTTTAAATAAATTACGGAATAGTACAGGGCAAGCCCTGCTATTCCGCCAAGTCGTTTCCCACTTCATTTACTTTATCTTCAAAATCAGATACAGAAAAATGTTGAAGAAACTCTGTTAGAATATAGAAAAACGCTTCTTTGTTTGATTTAGCAAGATTACCAAAATCTATAGCAGGTTTTTGTGTATCCTTGTCATCTGGATGTAAAACATAACAACGACCTAAAAGATAAACTTGATAGAGCATTTGATCTGTAAATTCAGGAAACCACTTTTTAAGCTCTTTATTTGCTTCACTGTTAGGAAACAAATCTGCGGCAGCTGGTTCGTGAAATCTTAATTTACTTTCAGGATCATTTGTAAATTCAATCAAATCAACGATAAGATCTGTCATTTTATCTTTGACAGGAACATTTTGTAAGCCTTTAATCATCAATTAACCTCTATAAAAAATTATGCAACACCAAGTTTGATGGTCGCTTTTTCAGTCAAAACACCATCAATTTCAACACCAGTAGATACATTTGTAATAACACCTACATACTGTTGAACTGCTAATCCAGATGCTGTTCCACCAACTGGAGAATCTGGATCAAAACTAATTCTACAATACTTACCGATAGCATTTTGGAATACATATCCGTTAAAACCACCAGTAGCTACTGTAGCAGGATTGAGATACACTTCAATATCAATTTGACCAGATTGTCGTGTATTAAATGATTTTTCTTCAGTATCACAAATACCTGCTAAATCAACTTGATTAAATGTACGAGAAATACTTAAACTCTTTACGTTACAAGTAGTTGCTGATGCTGTGTAAGATGTTGTGTAAGTTGGAGTAAGTTGGTCTTGAGTTTGACCAACTTCAATCAACACAGAACTGTTATTAAATATTAACTTTGCCATAATTTATCCTATGCAATTCCTAATTTGATTGTCGCTTTTTCGGTGATCGCTCCGTCAATTTCAACGCCAGAACTTACATTAGTAACTACGCCATAATAAGTTTGAGCAGTCATACCAGTTGGAGTAAAAGTAATTCTTACATAATAACCAAGACGACCTTGGAATACATATCCACCAAATATTGCTTGGTTAAGATATACTTCAAGATCAATTTGACCAGTTGTACGAGTATTAAAAGACTCTTCAGCAGTACTACATACACTTGCTAAATCAATCTGATTTACAGTTCTTGAAATGCTCAAGCTCTTCACATTACATGTAGTGTCAGAAGCAGCAACAGTTACATCAGTATATGTAGGTGTAGTTTGGTTTTGAGCAGCAGCAGAAAAACCTATAGTTACTGTCTGGTTATTAAAAATTAATTTTGCCATAATTTATATTATCCTTAAAACCTGTTTGCAAAGTAAAATTCTAAAACAGCAGCATAATAAACTTTTCCATCGTCTGCTATCTCTACTATTGTATCTGTATTTTGTCTTAAGCAATTAAAAGGTGGATTTGCTGTTGTATTTAAGACATTATTTAGTAATACATCTACTCTATCAGCAATATCTTTTATACTTTTCATTGCAACTGCTTTAGTTCCACCTGACCATATAGTAACTCTATAATTCGGATAGGAAAAAGCAACATTACCACATAATGAATGTTCATCATTTTGTTGGTTGCCGTTACGCTGAAATACAATGTAAGGTAATACTGGAGTAGTTTTACTAACAGGATCTAATTCAGGAGCTACATAAGCATAAACACCAATTTGAAAGTTTTTGGCGTGATTTGCTGCTTTAGCAAGAAGAGTATTTAATGTTGAATCTCCATGCAAAGTAGTATATAACCAGTTTTCTATATTAAAACTTTCAAATGCCATAGTTAGCCTCTAAATAATTCCGTAATTCTTTCAACCATCTTTTCAAAATGCTTCATAATAAAACGCATAAAGAAAGGACGAGCAGCCATCTTTGGAGTACCAAACTCTAATAAATATGCTTTCTTATCACTTGCTTTAATAATGAATTTATTTTTTTGAAGTTTTCTCCAAGATAAACTTTTAATCAAACTTCCACTTTGAACTGCAGGACTTTCACCTGGACCTGATGATCTTTTCTTACCAAAATGAGTTTCTCCAGATTTACTCGTGTTCATATCTTTCTTGATGTCTTTTATTGTTTGCTCTAATTCGCTTTCAATAATTCCATCAATTTTAGATATATTTGCTAATACTTTATTATTAACACGATACTCTGAAGTTATCATTAAAGAGCCTTGACTTTAAGTTGCAAAGGTCCAAAACTTACACTATCACTTGCTCCAACCCTATTTACATAAACATTATATGTACCAGCAGTAGCAGTAACAGCAGATGTTAAATTAAATGACAATTCACCGTTAGCATCAAACTGTATTGTTGGTGTGTAAGTAGTAATTAATGTATTTGCTACATCATATACTTTTATAGAACAAGTACGACCACCTATTGCGATTGGAGCATTAAAAGCATCTACTGTTTGAATATTTACTGTTAATGCTGAACCTACATAAACATCTAATTTTTCATCATTTACTACTTGGTCTGATAGTAATTTATAAGCAGGTGTAGCAATTTGATTTTGACTTACAATGCCACCAAGTTGCATAAAGAAATAAGCAGTAGAAGATGCTGAAAAACCATGGAAACTAATCATTACTTGATCAGATCCAGTTGCTAATGCTACATTTGGGATGTCAAATCTATAAAGACCAGGACAGTTAGTAGAATCAATTTCTACAAAACCACCACTAACATAAGTTCCTGTAACAGTTTGAGTTGCAAGTGTTATTGCTACAGGAGCTGCCCCTGGACGAGTGTATCTAACTACTAATCCTGCAGTATTCCACGCAAGACCAGTTACTGGGTTGTTGTTATTTGCTCTAATTTCAAACAAAACTGTTTCACTGGTACTACCAGCTGGCATAATGTGATAGTTCATTATAATTTAACCTCTATTAGTAATCCACCATATATAGTGTCAGCAACTCCATCATTGATAACAAGCATTGTTTTGTAAGTACCAGTTACATTTGTAGTAGTTGTATCTATAGTGAAACTTACAAGACCACCATTTGCATAATCAACTGTTCCAGCGTATGTGGCAACTAATGTACTACTTATATCGTAAATTTTAACTGTATGAGTGTATGCAGGATTTAGTGGCATATTCTCTTCATTTTCATCTACAACTGATAATTGGATGCTTCTGTTATCACCTTTAATTAAATCAAGAATATTATTAGTACCTGTATCAACTGAAGATACTTTAAAAGGTCCTTGCTTAATAATAACACCACCACCAGAACCAGTTCCACCAGCAGTACTTACACGAGAATCTAAATAATAACCAAATGTACCAGCAGCAGGAATACCACCAGTTGGAGATGCTGTTGCTCTTGATTGATTCCAGAGAGCTTGCATGATTTGTGTGGTAGTTGGAGGAACAGTATATGTAAATGAGGCCATCCTTGAAGTTATAGTGTCATTCAGGTTAGTACCTAATACATAGCCAGCCTGACCAACTGTAAATGTAGAAGGAACAGTTTGTTGCCATATTTGAGCAACAGTAGGAGCAGCAGTATATGAAGAACTTGCAAGTCTTGTACTTATTTGAGCATCTACATTTGTTTTGAGTTGTAAGCCAATACTATTAGTTGTAGTAATATTAGATACAAGATGATTCCAGATAGTAGAAGGATCACTTATTGATCCCACTGATCCAGTAACAGACCCAACACTTCCTGCAACACTACCTCCCACGCTTCCAACCACATTATTAACTGAACCATTTACATTGCCTCCTAAATTACCCACAACGGAGGCGACACTGCCACTAACATTTCCAGTTACAGAACCAACGGAACCAGATAAATTTCCAGTGATGTTTCCAGTCATATTAAATGTTTGAGTGGATGCAAGACTGAAGTTGGCCTTATCAGTTAATGCTCTCGTAGCATAAGACCAAACTAACGCATCTGTTAATGTTGATCTTGAAGAAACAGTTGTATCAAGTCTGTTAGCAAGTATGTTTCCAGCTGTATTAACTGCATAGGATCCTGGAAGTACTGTAGCCCAAGGATCTCCTGCAGACGAGGCTGAATTCAATTTAGCTGCAGCAGAACCAACTCCAAAACTACCTGGAATTGGTTCAGTCCAAACTTGTGTTGATATAGAAGCAGCTGTTGGAGGTGTAGTATATCCACTTGTTGCTAATCTTGATGAAATTGTAGTGTCAATATTAGTTTTAAGTTGAAGTCCAATACTTGATGCAGTTGTTACGTTTGCTGCAAGTACATCCCAAACTGATTGGCTTGTGATATCGTTAAAACCAGTAATTCCAGTACCCTTGGATAAAACTATATTAGTTCCAGCAGACAAAGTACGAGTAGTAGCAGCCCAAACGTCAGTAGCAGCAATATCATTGAACCCAGTAATACCAGTTCCTTTAGCCAGTATAATATTAGTACCAGCTGTAAGAGTTCTTGTACCTGCTGCCCATACATTTGTTGCTGATCCTTGATTTAAAATATTGCCAGCTTGTGTGGCGGTATAGGACCCTGGAAGAGTTTCACTCCATACTTGAGTAGCGATAGCTGCTGCTGTTGGAGGAGCTGTTGCTAATGAATATCCAGTTTTATCACTAACGGTTCCTGCTGTAACTGCTCCAGAAGCCAAAGCAATTTGTCCTGTACCTGAACCGACAGTAGGTATAGCGCCAGCAGAACCAGTAGCCACAGCAGGCAAGGCAGTAAGCCCAAGATTCGTGATTGCATAAGCATCATATGCCATGACCTGTATTACAGCATTAAATTGGCGACAGTTGGTACTTTGAACATTAACATTAATAACACCAAGAGTTCCAACTTCGGCAGCAGTTAATTCTAAATAATAACAACCTGATGCTGATTGTCCAGCAGCAAGTGTTTCTAATGTTACAGCATTAGTTGTAGCAGTAAATGTACCACCATTAACGCTAATATAAGCAGCAGGAGAAGTAGGTGTAGTAGGTGTAAATCCATCAGTAGAACTTACAAATAATACAGGAATTCTACGTCTTGCAGCTGTTGCTTCACTTTGTTTGATTTGATACATTTAATACCTCAAATTGTTTTATCCGTTAAAAATCTAACTGATTAAATCCTGCTGGCAAAGAATAAACTGTAGTTCCACCTGTTTGGTCATATTGTATTTTGTCAAACAATAAATATCCTTGACAAGTATTAGAAGTTGTTTCAGTAAATGTAGTACCATCATATTCAACAAGATTAGCTACAATTCCATTACGCAAATCAGTCATAAATGCAGAAGATAAATTTACACAAGAACGCATTAGTGGTGGTGTTCCAGAAGTACCTGAAAGCATAATATAGTATTTAGTACCAGCAATAAAATCTACTGGATTGTTAAATTCAAAATATGGAAGAGTAGAAGTAGTATTTAAGTCACCATCAACAACTGCTGTTGCTAATAATGTACCAGAAGTGTTTCTAACCCTAACTTCAAAAGTAGTACCAGTAGTTACAGTTACAAGGTTAAATTGCATACTTTTTAGTGTAAGAGTTGGATGACCAGTAGGAAGTTGAAATGTAGTACCAATTTCATTAGGAGAACTTCTTGCTGTGGAAGAACCTGATACTGGATAACATCCATAACCGTAATATTTGCTTCCAGAATATAACCATATTCCTCCACCAGGTCTTGTACTTGCAGTTCCCCAGACACCAGAAGTACGAGTATGAGAACCTGCTACTTTATGAAATGTATTGTTAGAACAGTTAGCTAATATACTTACGGAACCTGTATATCCACTAACAGCATTACGGATAACAATGTAGTATTGAGTTCCTTTGACCATCGAAAATGATGTGACAGCAATATTGGCAAAACCACTTCCAGAAGATGGAGCTGTCCAAGTACCACTTGTTACAAAAGTACCATCAGGAAGTCCAGTTGTAGCATTAAAGCCTTGAATCCCGATATCAAACGTATTTGGAGATGGTGTTGTAGATATTGTATAGTTAATTATAATATTAGTAAGAGTAAAGTTTTCTGTTGGAATAAACATGGTGGCTAATCCACCGTTACTACCACCTATAACTCCATTTGCTCCACCAAAACTATTTGTAGCATATCCATCAAGAGAGATTATAAGTTTATCTGTTGGAACTGTTATTGTTGCCATTAGCCTGAAAACCCTCCTGAAAACATTGGAGATGCATTAACGTATCCACCTGCTCCTCCACTCGCATTATCAAATCTTATAGCATCAATTTCAAGGTGAAATAACATAAATGCTGTTGAAGTTTCTGTTATAGTTCCACCTGATGATCTTTCTGCATAGTTTGAACTAAATGCTCCTTGAGCTGCTGAAAGAGTATTATCATAAACAAAATTGGTCCATTGAGAAGAACCAGTAAATGTACCTGTCATTCCTAACATTAAATAATATTTTGTTCCAGGTTCAAACCAGATATCAGAACCAGTTGCATTAAAAAAATAAGCATCACCACTTGAGTTAGTAGAGTTAAGCCTATCTGTATCTTGTGTATTAAATGTATATAACAATGTTCCAGCAGCATTATAAATTTTGCTATAAAATGTCATACCTGCTGAACCAGAAGTAGAACCATTTAAACTGTTGTGAAAAGATATTCCTTTTACTTTTACTGCTGGATGATTAGCATTTAACGTAAAAGCAAGTCCATATTCAGTACCAACAACAGGAGTAATAACTGTTGGACTATCAGGTACAGTTGGAGCATCAACGCTATACCATCTTGTACTACTACCAACAATTACGTTAGAACCAGTTACTCCAGAACGAGACCAGACTGATGATGTTCTTGTAGCAGATCTCCATTGACCATTATATGAAAGAGTAACAGTAAAGTTTTGATATATAGACAAAATACCAGAAAAAGAAGCATTAGGTTTAAAAACTAACCAATAAACTTGACCTTTTGTAACTGCCACAGAGTTAGTTAAGTTAATTATAAGATTTGAAGGTGTAGCATTAACTGTTCCACTTATAGTATTTGGTGTTTGTAAAAATGTATCTGATGGAAGATCACCAGTAGCATTACTTGCCATCAATCCTACATCAAGGTTTGTATAGCTTGTTTGAACAGTATGAGACATTATTACACGAGTAATATTTCCAGTAAATTGAGCATAAAAAGGTAATGCTAAACCACTTGTAGAAGCATTTACAGTAAAAAGGTTAGTCGATGGAAATGTTCTTTGATCAAAACCAATTTTTAATAATGTATTAGTTGTTACAAGAGCCATTAAACAATCCTTACAATATTGCCATTTGGTTCAGATAAGTCAAAAATCATCTTTTTACCTGCTAATGACGCTCCACCAAAGTGAGCGCAATAACAAACAATATATTTACGCAAATTTTCAATTACTTCATTATCATATGAAACGCAATCTTGGTCTAAACTTAATTCATTAACATAAGTAAAAGCAACATTATCACTAAATGAAACAACAATCATTCCATTGTCAAGAACATCATAAGAAGCAAGACCTAATTCAAAATATTCATTCATTTGTCTTTATTGCCCTCTAATTTTTGAATAATTATGTGTTCGATTTTATCCGTAATTAATTCAATAATTCTTAAACCCATACATCCAAAAAGAAAAGAAAAACCAAGTAAATATTTAGGCTCGTGAAGATTAAATACACTACCTACTATTGGTTCTGTTAAATAAACTGCAGAAGCTGTACCTGCTAATACTGCAGAAATTTGTTGAGCTCTACTTCGTTTTCTTGGATCTCTCATGACCATAATAATACTACCAAGAAGACCTGCTATAGCTTGCTGACCACTTAAAAGTAATTCGTAATTATTATTATGTTCCATTAATCCATTCTCTCTTTTGCAGTAATTGTATTAAATAAACCATCTGTAACAGCAGTATCTACTTTAATTATTTCAAAACTTCTTTCAATGTAAGGATCATTTTTTTTATATAATTTATCAGTTGGCCTAATTAAAATATCACTTGAAATAACGATAGAGTATTCAGCATGAATATTAATACTTCCAGCATTAGGTTGAACATTAGAAGCATTATTATTTAAGATAAATCTACAAGGTACTTCTTTCCATAATCTAAAATCATTACTTACTCCACCATATTCATCAATCACATTTTCAGAACGGTAAATTAAAAGAATATCTGTAAGATTGTATATATTAGAAGCATTTCTTAACTGATTTAAATAATTAGCATTAATCATTAATAAATACCTATACTTCTATATTTTTCTGCCATTTTATGGCAATGATCAAGCAATGTAGAAATTTGTAAATCTTGTTGGCCATCTTTGACATCTACAAGGTGAGCAATTTTACTGGCTTTCATCATCCAGCCTTCTCTTGCTGCTGCTCTTACATCATAAGTTTCTACATAAGCAGCTCCAACATCACGCCATACTAAATCTAATCCATCACTATACATTTGACCTGTATAGCCAAAATCTGGAAATAATGTTGAATCTGTAATGCTTGTTCCTGCTTTTACACACTCATATATTCTTCCGTTTTTAATTATTGGTTGAACTCTGTCACCAACTACATAAGAAGTAGAAGCAGTCCAAACATTAGTTCTTATATGCTCATCAATCAATCCACCAAGTTCATCATTGGACAATTCAGGATAAGAATCAGCTGAAACCATCCATTGTAATTTTTTTAATGCTTCTAATCTTGTTAATGCCATAATTAACCTCTCATTTATAGTATCGGAAAAAAACAAGCCCACGGAAAACCATGGGCTTGCATGTACTGGCTTACAAAGTACAAATTATGTTATCTTGGTAAATGTTTCCAAATTCTATTATGTTTAATACCGAATATAGTTTCTCTTTTAACGCCATATTCTGGAGCAATTTTAGTTGGAGATTCACCATTGTTGCATCTTTTAATAATTTCTTGAACTTGATCTTGATTTAATTTATTTCTATATCCACAATGACCTTCTCCAAATGAATGTCTTTTAGAATCAATACTATCTTGCTTATTTTGTTTATGATTACCAAGTTCTAAATGTTCAGGATTTACACACAATGAATCATTACATGAATGTCTAACAAGCATACCTTCTGGAATTTCACCTTTAAAAAGCATATATGAACATCTATGAGCCCCTATATTTTTTGCATTTTTAAATGTGGAAATCCATTTAAATGATCCATATTTACCATATTTTTTATTTAAATAAGTTTCATCACTTCCACCTTTTGAATAATAAGTGGAACCTTGCCATAACCAACAACCGTTTTCTTCAATTTTAATTTTTAGCATAAATCTCTCAAGACGAGATTTGTTTGAAATATTTCCCATAGTATTATTATACATCATGTTAGACTAAAAAAGAACAAAACCTCCTTTTTTAGGGGAGGTTTTGCTATTATTTATAGGAAATACTATAATTATGTCATACTACGTCAAACGGTTGAGGACTACTACACCACCAGCAGCGGATGCAGTACCCTTATCATGGCAGACAAAACCAATTCTTTCTGTAAGACGATATACAATTTCATCTGTGTTGAAAGCATATTGATCAGAAACTTGAATTCTTGCCATTCTACGATCACCAAGGATAGTAGCCTTCTTGAGGTCACCAAATGCTACAAGTGGAGTAGCAGTTGTACCAGCAGCAGTATTAGTCATACCTTGAACAAATACAACTGGATAACCAAACAAAGTTGGATTATTTGTAGCTGCATTTGCGATATCATTGAAGCCGTTGCCAGACAATGCGTCAAGTTTAGCTGCAATTACACTATGATAGAAGTTCTTTGAGCAGTAGAACTTTGCGTTAGCTTCTGCATAAGTTGGAAGAACACCAGTCATAGAGCGAAGGTTAGCAAGAGTAACTGCTGTCCAGTTAGCTGCAGAACCAGTAGCTGCAGAAATCTTACCAGGACCAGCAACACCATTAACAGCTGCAAGAATACCAGTGATAGAACCATAAGTTGCAGTACCATCACCAAGGAATACAGCAGCATCCTCTTGTTGAGAAACCTTCCATGCCATGTCTTCAGCCAACATTGCGCCAACATCAATAATGCTGTCTTCTGCCAATTCTGAAGAAACATAAGTAAGGATTGCAAGCTTTTTAGCAAGAACTTCAGCTCTGTCCAAAGTAACTTGACTTTGTGTTGGAGCAGTTGATTCTCCTACCCAGTAGCCAGTTGTACTTGCTGAATTGACTGGGTACCATTGAACATCAGAAGCCATTGGCATAACACGACATTCACGTCTTGCAACGCCATATGCTTCACGGAGGAAGATCAATTCACGCATTAATTCATCTGGGACGAGGTATCCACCCGCTGCGTTGCTGGTCTCATTTTGAGCTTTAATTGATTCAAAATAACCGTTTTGATCTAACCAATTGGTAGCTTTAACATCTTTATTAAGATGCTTGAAATATTGACCAAAAGCATATGCAGTTTTAGCTTTATGCTCGGAAGTACCTTCAAAAGGAAGGTTTTTAGAAGCTCTCACAGAGCTATATTTATTAAATTCCATAGTTTTTACACCTTCTTCAGCAGACTTAACTTCAACAGGAAGGATCTGCTCATTTACACGCTTGATAGCATCAATCTTAAGATCGATAGCATCATTATCAGAGAGAAGTTTTTGAGCTTCATCAATGCTATCAGTTTCAAGATATTCCTTGGCTTTGATTGCATTGTCAAGCTTTTGTTTGTTTAAAACTTCGATATTATCCATGTTTTAACTCCAAAATTGTTGTCATTGCTTTTTTGAGAAGCATTTGTTTATCTATAGATTTAGTTTCGTTAGCAACTTCTTTTTCGTCAGAACTTACAGGCATTTCATCTATAGTTTTTTCAGTTTGTTTTATTTCTTCAGATTCTGCATCACACAGAGCATTCCAAAGAACATTTGCGAGTTTCTTACTCTCGCTTCTGCTTAAACGCATTGCCTCTCGCAATGTTTTTTCAGCATCTCTAACATCTGCAGGTCTATGAGGAAGTTTGCCATAATAATATTTAAGCTCTTTGCCCATATCAACATTTGCAGACAATTTATTAATTAAATCAATACTATAAGATCCAAAATCATTAAATAATTTATTTAAATCTACTAATTCTGGTGATTCTAAATGTAATCTTACAGCTTCTACCAATCTTTCAGAAAGAGTTTCAATACCTTCTAAAATTAATTCACTATTAATGTTACCAAAAATGTCAGAAGGATTTAGAGGTTCTTCGTACATATCATCCTCTTCCATATCCTTCATTGGCTTATAACCACATCTTTTACATTCAATACCATCCCAAGCTGATTTACACATAGGACAAGAACCAGCTCCTTTGGTTTCATCAATTAATTCTTTTAAATTTTTAACCATATTTCTACTCTCCGCTGGTCTTGGTGTCAAACTACCCTCGGCAAGATTCCACTGTAATATTTCATAAACATTATTAGAAACTTGCTTTCTATTTACGAGATGACTTGCAGCTCCAGAAGAATAACCAAGTCTTCCTTCTTTTGCTAATTTTGCTATCATTTGATTGTATTTATCACTCATATCAATTTGAGCTTCATACCATAATCCATATTCGTCCATCTTTACAGTACCAACACCAATTTGTTTAGTACCAATAACTTCATCTTGACCATGATTATAATAAAGATTTAGAGGAAATGAACCATCCATAGGTCTGCCAAAATTAGTATTTTGAGTAAAATAATCACCTTCTAAATCAGTGTTATTTTTACTACCAAATCTTACTAAATAACCTTTAACACGACCATCAGAGGTAAATTTAACACTATCGCCAAAAAAATATAAGTTCTCGTTCATTATATGCCTCTAATTAATACTATCTTTATTTATTGGAGTGTTTAAAATCTCTTCTGCAATTTGTTTTGCAAATTCTTTACCTGATTTCTCATTTAAAGGTCTTGCTGGCCCCTCATAATAACTACCAACATCACCAGGTAATACTTTTAATTTACAAATAATTTTAGCTTCAGATTTATCAATAATTCCAGCTAAAAATAAACGTTCAGCTCTTTTACTTGCAGCTTCAACATCATCTGCTAATGCTCTAACTTCAGAAAGGTCATATTCTATATAATCTCCAACCTTATATTCTGGAAATTCATAAATTAAACTCTGTGTTAAAACCTCTGCTAATTGTTTTAAAAGAGGTACTATACCATCTTCCCAGGCCGCTTGTTGGGCCCTCTCATAATTACTATAGGTACTGTGATCAAGGCCAGCTCCTAATCCTAAAACCATCACATTTAAGCCCAAAGCAGCTACAATTCTTTCCTCTGGTAATCTTCTTAACTGCTCAAGATTCATCTCTTCTGGAGACCAACTTGCCCTCTCTAATTTAAAAGGACCAGTCATAACAGCAACACCGCCAGCATTATCACCAGCAAAATCCTGCATCAAACGCTTTTTAACTGTACGAGCATCATCCTCACTAATATCTACAGTAGCATCATTAGCATCTGGACCTAAAATGATTGCTGGCATTGCGTTATTAGCCATCAAACCATAACTTGTAGAAGCTGCAGCATTATCAGTAGCAATTTCTCTTAATACAGAGGATATTGGACTTCTACCTAATCTAAAATCATTAACATCACGACCATAACGGAAATGAATAATGTCTTTGAGAGAAATAACATAATCTTTGCCCTCAACATTATAAATCCAATGAATTAAACCGTTATCTTTGTTTCCATAAGGTCTAACACTATCTCCAGGAAGATATTGAAGAGCAACAACCTCTCCATCAACTCTAATCTTTCTTAAAAAAGCATTACCAAGAATCTTATAATCTTTGATAATCCATCCCCAAAAAACACTATATGGAGCATTCGTAGTTGGATTTTGTAATAAATTAATAACAGAAGCTTCCATAGGTTTTGCTACTAATTCATTATCTTTACGCATATATCTAACTGGACATTGTGGAAAATTTCTAATGTAATAATCCATAGCTATTGTTACTATAGAATTAAGATCCAAATCTCCACAAATATTCTTCCAAGCTTTTAAACTACCAGGTAATCTATTAGTATTTAAAGAATAAAGATTACCCATACCAATTCCAGTAATAAATCCGTTTCTGGAACTGTTAAAAGGCATTGGTAAGTCACCAGTTTGCTTTACAGATCTTTTAAATAAATTCTTAATGTCCATATATGTATCCTATCCTAAACTGATAACCAACCACCTGTACGTTTCATATATAAAAAATTATATGCATCACTTAAGGCATCAATAACATCATCATGCTTACCATTAGGAAAACCTTTAAGCTCATTTAATGCAGTTGATACCCAATTTACTCCCTTTGGAAATACTACATTTCCACTTGCAACATAACTGGCAAAAGGAGCTGCTCTTGTTTCTTTACTTCCTGTTACTGGCAAACTAATAAACTTAAATCCTGATAACATTCTTGCAAAATGATTCTTTTGACTCTTACCAGCTTGACCAGGATCTTGAGGAATAACTACTATTGTTCCCTTTGGATCTAAATTTGCAGCTTCAGTAATACACCTATCACGTCTAAATGAATCATACTGACCTCTTATAATATCCAATACCCACATTCGATCATTGTCATCTATGCCAGCAAGAACTCCAACACTATAGTCACCACGCCCTTGTGATGATGCAAGGTCCCAAGCTCTAACCAATTTTTTAAATTTTACTGGAGGTTGGTTGTCATATAAGAGATTAGATAAATTAAAAAAGGAGCCCTCTTTTCCAGTTGGTCTTCCTTGATATAAACTATTCCAACCATAAAGACCCTGATTACTTACAAGAACAGTTTTAATACGCTGAAAATCATCAAAACTGTAACGCTCTTTCCATAAAGGCTCATCTAATTCTCTGTTAAGTGGATCATTCTCTGGATCATCACATAATGCTGGAAGATTTAATACAACCCATTTGCCTTCTTCAGATGCTATAGCTCTACTAATAACATCGTCCTCATGCCAACGAGTAGATACAATTACCATCCTTCCGCCAGGCTCTAATCTCGTATATAAGTCATCTGAAAACCAGTCAAATGCTTTATCACGATAAGTCTCTGACTCCGCCTCTTCTCTACTTTTAATTGGATCGTCAATAACAATTAATTTAAATCCAACACCAGTCGGAGGAGAGCCAACGCCACGAGCCATAAATGTTCCACCAGGCATTAAACTCCACTCATCCTGGGCTGCATTATCTTTTTGTAATATTTGACGCTCTTTTACTATAGTTCTTGCTTTTCTACTAAAACGTCTTGCAATACGCTCATTATAACCAGTAACAAGAACATTATCCTTTTGATTGCGCTCAAAGAAATAAGCTGAAAATCTAACTGTTATTGTTTCTGTTTTTCCATGACGAGGTGGAAGACTAATACATAATCTTGTTATCTCACCACTATCTACTTTTTGTAAATATTCAGATAATAATTTAATGTGTGGAGCATCATATTGCCATCCTTTAGGCAATGTATCCTTTAAATACTCCAAAAAAGAAAGGTTATCAGTCCTCTTCTTCGCTACTGTTGCTACGCTCTGCTTGTCCTGCTGCTTGGAGAAGTTGAACCGAGAAGTTGCTAATTTTGTCATATAATATTCCTAAACTGTTTGCGTTTTGTTCCTTACACCATTCTTCATTTTGCGCTGTTTTAACAATCTCATTCATAGCCTTACAGTTCTCAACTATCATATTAGCTAAAACATCATCCAAGTTATACTTTTCTTGTTTCATTATCCATTTTCCTATCAAATTCTTCTTAAGTATATCTCTCTTACTCCATGCAAGACTCTCATATACTTTACGCTTATCACAATCTAATAATTTTGCTACATCTTCAGTACTATAACCACCAAGTTTATAAAAATGTATTATAAAATCACGCTTATAATTCATAAATCTCTACTTATTATCTCTCTACACTGGTCTATAGCTTCATTATATAATCTATCAAAATCTCTTCTGCTTAATCCAAATTCACTCATAAGCTTTTTCTTACTTATTTTTTCACTATGCAAACCAAATAATCCACTCAAAATTCCAACTTTAACAGGCTCTAATTCATTAAAAATAAGGCTAAAATCAATGTTTTCTGGCTCTTTTTTATCTGCAACATCTAAACTTACTGAATCTATATTAATTACGCTTATATCACTGTTTTTAACTGCTTTTTCCAATACAATTAAACTTTTATTTTCCTCTATAGAACACTCTTCCAATGTATCGTATTTTTCTATGAGCTTTAATGTATCTAAAATATGAACAGGTATTTTTATTAAATTAACATTTTTCTCAATATACCGCTTAACACCCTGCAAAATCCAATAATAAGCATAAGTAGTAAATTTAACGTCTTTTTCTATATCAAACTTATCATATGCAACTATAAAACCAATTCTTGCTTCACTATATAAATCTTGCTCATCTACTTTGCAGTTTTCTATAAAATATTTGTATCTCCAAACAATTTTCCATAACAGAAGATTGTGTCTATTCAAAAGTTCTTCTATCGCTTGATCTCTTGTGACGCTGGTTCGTAAATTTATGAGGCAGACTTCGCTTTTCCTTTTTACATTCATCTATAATTTTTCTCCTGTTCTCATAAGTGTAATCTAACAATTTTTTCAATTTCCAGTATTCTTTTCCAATTAAATCTGCCCAAACCCTTATATGATCAGAAGGAAACTTATAGGATCCGTGTATAGCATCCTCAACATAATAAAAATGAACACCAATATGCTTTGCTATGGTATTTATTTGAATGCCGTTAGTAAAATTATAGTAGTGGTCTTCTTTTTGCAGTTTTTCCTCAATATATGGCCTTTTTTTCCATAGTTCTTTCTGGTTAAACTCACCAATAATAATCTCGTTAAAATCTTCCATATTAAATGTATTTTACTGGCAAATTATAGCTGCTGTATGTTGATGCTTGGTGTGGCCTTTTTTCGAGCTTTTTCTTACTCGTTTTTTCCATGGAGGCATATAGCAATAAGGGGCCCGTAGGCCCCTTATTTTTCTTACAAGTTATCTATCAGGACATCAGGTACTTCATCATCAGTCAGAGCCTTATAATATGCAAGAAGTTCTTCTGCGTTCTTCAACATCTTCAAGCGGTCTTCTTGTGATACTGCTGTCTCAACCCACACCTTGTTATCTTCAATCCACTCATATGAGCCAGAATAAATCTCATCATCAAGCTTAAGTACTTCAACGGCATCTTCAAGCGCAAGTTCAACACTTACCAATACACGGCAGTCTTCAGCATCAAACCAACACTTATCACCTTCAGAGCCAGCGCATACCATCTGATAATATGCAAACTCCACACCGCAACCTTCACCAATCTTTGCTTCCAGAGCGGATAAGGATACTGTCCTTATCACCATCGTAGTTTCTTCAATCATCGTTTCTTCCTTCATACCATCAGGTACTCTGTATAGTATCACCATAAACAACCTTATGCAACCCTTGACAAAGAAAAAGGCCCCTATTTTTAGAGGCCTTGTAGTAATGCGCCAGAGGTTTATAACACAGGAATGTTATAGAACGCTATTGCTTTGACGTGAGTCCAGATATCTTCAGCAGTCATCTTCTTCTTGAATAACCCGTTATACCAAGTATTCACCCACGCTTCGACGCTGTAGCAATCAAACATATTGCCGTGTCCATAAACAGCAAACTTATTGACTGACACGCCACGCTTCTTCAGTTCTGCAACCACACGGCGAGCCTTAAGTTCAAGCAACAAACTCTTCATCATCGTACCCATCCTTTACTGTATCTACTATACCATCACTAACAACACACTGCAAGCCATCAAGCAAAAAAAAGAGGAAGTTTTACCTTCCTCCTCTTTATTAACCTTCTCTGTAGGTCATCGTTACAGTTCGCCATCTTTTAGTATCTGGTTCAATAAGAAGGTCAAACAGTTCTTGCTCCCAGTTATACTCTTCAGACTCCAGTTCATTATCAAGGTCCTCTGCCAAGCAACGTACAAAGGAATCAAGGTGGTAGAACGTGTATAGCCCATCACCAGAAGTAGCGGTAGCGTCACACCAGTTACCATCAGAAGCCCAGTCCTGTTTTGTGGCAAATGTCGTGTTATACTGTAGGTTCAGGATAGATACAAGGAAGTTAGCCAGTTCGTTCTCTTCAATAAAGAAGTGGAAGTCACCATCCTTATCAACCCAGTACTCAACCTCTGCTTCAAGGTCACGGTAGCCAATAACATACCGTGTTCCTTGCCAATCCGTCTCGCCTCTTTCAGGGCGGTCAAACAGTTCAATCTTTTCCATCATCAGTACCCTCCATAGGTACATCTCTTTTATACCATACATAACAACCTGATGTCAAGCCTATTTACGAATCCTGTTATAAACTTGTCCAACAAATGTTCCTGCATCATAAGCATCATCACGGCCCCACAAAATGTTCCATGATTCGTTTAGCATGGTTCTTAAGTCCTCGTCTGATTCTATTAAGAAGTGGTCAGTAAGTTCATCATCTTCATCAACTCTGGAATCATGTTCAATTCCGTTAATGTCCAACCATTTGCTAAACTTGTAGCCATCGTTATCAGTACATACCAAATAAAATTCGTTCATCTTAATTCTCCTTAAATAATTCACTAACAATTCTATAGGTCCAATCTTATTTTTTAGTATAATTTTGTCCTACTACTATAGAATCATCTCTCACGTTTTTAAGATAAATTTAAATAAAATATATATATAAATACCCACCCAGCTGCATAAGAATTTAGAATTATATATATGTGTGTGTAAAGCAGTGAAGTAGCGTTAGAATTATCTTTTATGATCATGTGTGTAAAGCAACAAAAAAGGGGCCTTTTGGGCCCCTTTTTTATCTTTTTATGCGAGTTATGAACCTAAACATACATAAGTGTCAGTATCGCAATTTATAACTAATTCTCTACCTTGGTCATCTGGTTCTACGCAGTCCTTCAATGCTCTGTGATACGCAACATAAAGGAACTCATACAAACTTACTAATGTGTCGTCAGCATCACCAAAACTCCAATCAAGGTCTAAAGAAAAGAAATATTCTTCCAATTCTTCTTTACATGGTAGATTCTTCCAGTCTAAATCTACTGCAACTTCAAGCAATTCATCCAAAACTATAGAAGGAGTGGTGGTTTTTCTTGTCTCCACATAACCACTCATCATCCAAACATCACCGTTCTTTACAATCATCATAAACCTCACTTGCTAATACTATACCACTACATACAACCTAATGCAAACAATTTCATCAACAAACAACAATAAAAAAGGGGGCCAGAAAGCCCCCTTTTTTATAACACCAGTCCTTGTCTAACCAATCTATCTACTGTAATAACTTGGTTCTGGTGAATGTAGGTGAAGTAAAGTCTGTCTTCCATCTTACATAACTTTACAAACTCATCCAAATCAAAACCTGGAAGAAAATCTACACCAATTTGCTCATTATAGGCAACTAAACCATCTTCCACATTATCATAATCAATACACCACTCAACGGTATCCATCAGGTCAGCATTGTAATAAAACCAACCTGAATAAAATGTCTCGCAAAAGGAAACATACTTCTCTTCATCAACACTACCAAACGCTCTTTTGATAGCTTCCCGTAAATCATAAACTGTCATCTTTATAGGCTCCTTGGTTCCTATGTCATTATTATACCACAATCTACCACCATACAAGCGAAAAACAGAAAAAATCTTGGCAAATTTGGATTTATAATATTTATTTTTTATTTATTAATATTTGTAGCTATGATCTTAAAAAAATAAATTTATATATATACATGTGAAGCAGTGAAGCAAAAGAATTATATATATGTGAAGCAGTGAAGCAGGGATATTTTGTAAATATCCCTGCATGTGTGAAGCGGAGTTATTTTACTGATGCAATAACTCTCTTTTTATATTCTTCTAACTTCTTTTCATATGAGGCGATCTTTTTAAGTTCTTTTTCTGCTTTGTATTGCGGTGAGTTTATTAAGGTAAAATATTCTTTATCAATATCATTACCTTCAAAATAAGTAAAAATAAAGTCCAATTCTTCTTCAGATTTATCTTTGCCATAAATATTCATAAAACAGTCAGATATTGGTTCGTGATATTTAACGCCCCTATATATTTCAACGCCATAAATATCTTCTTGAGCTGACAATAAACGTAAGGCATAAATGTTTTCTTCGTTCATATCTTCTTTAGGTAGAACAAATTCGATATATGATTTGTTTTTAGTAATAATCACATCTTCATTACTAAACGCATTCTTAACTTCTTGCAAAACCTCTTCTGTACCGTGAATTCGTACAGTACCAACTTTCATATTCCACTTCATCTTTATAGGCTCCTTACACCCACATTCTTATTATACCATACTTTACAACCATACAAGCAAAAAACAGAAATATTTTGCGTTTAAAGAAGATCTACCTTTATTTTAATAATTTTGGCCCCTTATTATGTATTTTTAGATTTTGCGTTTAAAGAAGAATTATTGCCCGTTTATTCTTCTATACTTTATTATACCACTTATTACAACAAAAACATACATTAATATAGAAAAATGTGTGAATTTTTTAAGAAGGAAATAATTATATAAATATTGGCCCCCTTTTATTTAATTTTGTATTTATGCGCCTATGTGAAGCAGAACGATCTTTTATGCATGTGTGAAGCTGTGTGTATGAAGCAGTGAAGGAATACCAAAAAAGGGGGCTTTTAGGCCCCCTTTTTTGTGTGTTTTAGAATTACCATAGTTCGCCTATAGTTTTGTCTGTAAAGTAGTAATATGCATCTGTTTTAAAATGTTTTACTACTTCTACTATATCTGTAAAGCAAACAGTTCCATACTCTAAATAAACTCCATCAACTAAACCTTCAAAAGTAGCTGGCCCTAATTCATCACTTAAATACGAGCATACATACCACTCCCAGCCTATAGAAGGAACAGAAATTACAAACATAGGAATTTTTTTGCTTGTAGTTTCTTGGCAAATACATTTTTCATACATTTCTTCTGTCAATGTAGGTGGTGTAATATTTTCACTGTCAAAACTAAACAATGAATTAAAATTATCTTTTATTGGTAGTGGATTTTTTGGATCACTTAAAACTACATCTACTAAACTCACACTGAAAACTTCCATTTATTTTCTCCTATACTTAACCAACAGAACATTCTAACATCTCTACAACATTATAGCAAGCGGTGAGAGATTTTTAAGAGAGATTTATCTGAATAAAAAACACTTTACTGGTCAGTAAAGTGTTTTGAGAAGGCCTAAATCCTCCTCTTAATTCCTACTAAAAAGGTCGGAATTATCAA